ACACTTGGTGGCGGATCAGCAACTATTACAGAATTCTCAACAGATCCGTTCTTTACAGCAGATAGCGATAATATTGTACCAACACAGCGAGCAATTAAAGCATTTATTGCTTCACAAATTGGTGGCGGTGGCGCATCGTTGAACGTAAATAGCGTAACAGCAGGTGCTATTTTTATTAGCAGTAATGTAATTACTACAGTTACAGGTACACCGATTAAGATGAATGCAACTTTTGAATTCCGTGGTGGAGTAATAGGCTTACCACTAGCATTCAACTACTTTTTAAACTAAATACATTGGAGAAATAAATTATGGCAACAGGAAGATTAGGAACAGCAGATTTAACAGCAGCAACTAACACTACGGTGTATACTTGCCCTGCTGATACATTTGCAGTAGTAACAGTTAGTGTATGTAATCGCGGAAGTGGTTCGGCAACAGTTCAACTGGCAATTTGTGATACCTCAACTCCGGGTGGAGACGAGTATCTAGAATTTGATATAACTTTACTAGCAAACGGTGTGTTAGAGCGTACTGGTATTGTACTAGATGCAGGAAAGTTACTGGTTGTAAGATCAAGTGCTATTAGCGTTAATGCAATAGTATATGGTATTGAAACCGCCACAGTTTAAAAAAGGATAATATCATGGCAAGAAAAATCACAGGCGGACTGGCAGGTAATTCGACATTTGTAGGAACTATTCAGATTTCGGCCAATGCAGAACTTGCTACAGCAGACGATCAAGATATTACCATTAGTCCTGGAGCTGGCGGCATATTAATTTCTACCACGGCTTTTGAGTTAAGCACCCAGAGCGAGTTAAGATTTTCAGATGCTGATAGTTCAAATTGGGTAGGTTTTAAACCTCCTGCAACTATTGTATCAGACGTAATCTGGACATTACCGGCAACTGACGGATCTATCGGTCAGGTATTAACTACAAATGCAGCAGGTACACTAAGTTGGTCATCGAAGTCAGTTATAATTGGTAATGAAATTAGTACAGCAACTTTTCAGTATCCGTTGTTTACCACTGCTACATCAGGCGCAGCAACATCAGTTAGTGTGTCGAGTTCAAAACTGACATATCAACCTAGTACCGGAACAGTATCTTCCTCTGAACTAAGAGCTAGTGCTTCTACAGGGTCATCAAGTAAGACTACGGGCGCATTAGTTGTAACTGGCGGAGCAGGCATTGGTGGATCACTATATGTAGGCGGCGATATTGTTGCATTTGCTGCTTCTGATATTAGACTAAAAGAAAATATTACAAAAATTGATAATAGCTTAGAAAAACTATTAAAAATATCAGGATATGAGTATTACTGGAATAGCATTGCGCAAGAACTACATCCAGAGCGAACTACGCTAGACGTGGGAGTTATTGCTCAAGAAGTAAAGGACGTATTGCCATCAGCTGTAGTCCAAAGAGACGACGGGTATCTTGCTGTAAATTATGATAAGATAATTCCTTTGTTAATAGAGTCTATTAAAACTCTAAAAGAAGAAATTGACAATATTAAAAGAGAGATTTAATAATGGCAGTGCAACTATCAAATTGCGGTATTATTTATTCCAACAATCAACATAAGTGTACGATTGAAGAAAAAATAGAAGTTTATGTTTATAACGGAAACCATTGGTCGCCTGCAAATGGTGGCAGATGTTGTGGCTGGGTTGTGCCTACAGGGACTACTTCTATAAAGTTTGAAATACTATCAGGCGGCGGGCCAGGTGGCTCATCAGGCGGCGACTATGATTATGGTATAGGCGGACAGGGCGGCAATTATACTGCAAAAACACTACAAAAATCAGTGCATGGATTTACAGATGGTCAAACATATACAGTATGCGCCGCTGGCACATCGGATTGTAGTTGCTGTTGTTCGTGTAACGTAAACTGCCGTCATGGATGCACAGGTTGGGTCCAAGGAACAGGTCTAAGTAATTTCTGCGCTATTGGCGGCATGGGTGGCCCAACGATCTGGGACAAGATGAGTCAATGTTATAACTGTCACATTGGCAATGTCCAGTGTAATCTAGGATTATACAACTCTAGCTGGCAGGCAAATGCCTGCAACTCACCGACTTATGGCGGCGATATGGAATTTAGAGGTACAGCTGGATCTATGAACCGAGAGTACAGCTGTTGTGCAGACCACTTCTCAGTTGCAGGTTCTCCATCAGGACCAATAAGTGCTGCCCACGGCATAGGCGGAAAGCATCCATGTGTTGGCAACTTAGCCTGTTGTTCTGCACATGCGGCTTATCCAGGTGGCGGCGGAGCAGGTCACACAACAATGTCATCAAGTGCATGTTGGGGCAGCTTTGGTGCCGGCGGCCTAGTTAAAATAACATATAGTTAAGAGGAAATAAAAAAAATGCCAGTACAATTATCAAATAACGGTATAGTATATGCTAATGGACAGCACCAATGCGCAATTGCTGAAGTTAAAGAAATATGGGTATATAATACAAACAACTGGACGCCAGAAAACGGCGGAAGATGCTGTCAATTTATAGCCCCAGCAGGAACTACTTCTATAAAGTTTGAAATATTATCAGGAGGCGGCCCAGGCGGCTCCTCAGGTGGTGACTATGACCACGGTGTAGGAGGCGCAGGCGGCAATTATACCGCAAAGACATTGACTAAATCAGTGCATGGATTTGGAGATGGTACTGGGTATACTGTGTGTGCTGCTGGTTCGTCAAACTGTAGCTGCTGCTGTTCATGTAACATGAACTGCCGTCATGGATGTACTAGTTGGGTTCAGGGAACTGGCCTAAGTAATTTCTGTGCAATTGGCGGCATGGGCGGCTCAACTAGCTGGGATATGACATCAAACTGTTATAACTGTCATATTGGTAATACTCAATGTAACTTAGGTAACTACAACGGAGGTTGGGTCAACCATAGCTGCAACTCACCAACTTATGGCGGCGATATTGAATTTAGAGGAACTACGGGATCATTTAACAGGCAGTATAACTGTTGTGCAGATGCATTCTCAGTAGCAGGTGGACCAAGTGGACCATTTACTGCTCCTCATGGCGTAGGCGGAAAACATCGATGTGTTGGGAACTTAGCCTGTTGCTCTGCACACGCGGCGTTCCCAGGCGGCGGGGGCGCGGGACACGCAACTGACTCATCAAGTGCATGTTGGGGTAGTTTTGGCGCAGGCGGCCTAGTTAAAATAACGTATAGTTAAGGAGAATAAAATGGCAAAAATAACTAAAATGCTAACATATAGCGTACCAGATGAAATGTACTCAACTGCAACTACGTTGGGTAAAACTAGTACACAGTTGTACAACGGTCCAGCCGAATTGATACTTTGGATTAGTAAAGATACCGGCCGGGTTACACAATCGTGGGAAGCAGAAAATGAGCCAGCACAACCGCTGCCATTGGATCTTAAAAGAGAGATCTTAAAAGCAGACACTGACGAAAACTGTATTAGAATTGGATTAATACACAGCGGATTCGACAAGCCAAAAATTTACGAAGTTGCAGTTGGCCCAGCTGATGCGGCAAATGCTACAGTTGTAGATCCGTCCGATGTTAGAATAGTTTACAATAGAGAGACTGTAGATAGCGACTATACTGCACCTCTTTCGTTCTTTGAGTACCTACGAGATAGGTCAATAGAGTTTACTAAAATTGAAAGAAACTCACTATTAGCAGCTAGTGACAGTAGACTTGCATCAGATATGCCTGCTGCATTAAAAGAACAATGGATGACATACAGACAAAAACTTAGAGATTTGCCAGCTGATTGGGCAGGAGTTCCAGGCTACCTAATAAGATTTCCAATGAGCCCCGATGACTCTGTTGATATGGAATTTAATGACCCATACGTTGATGTTATTAGAATTGCTGATAGAACTGATATAGACAATGATGCATTGTCACAGCTACCTGCTGGCGTTAAGTAATCTTAAATAGTATTATGCTGGAAACGGCACAATACTTAACAGCCACATTGTTCTTAGAGGTACATACTTCACAATAAATATTATAATACGATGAGTTATCAAAGGTTATAATATTAATGAAAAAAGCATTTTTTATAAATGGCGGCGCAGGCAGAGTACTATGTGCAATTCCCGCACTAGAATATTACGTCAAACATATCGATCCGACTGTAGTTATTATTGTCGAAGGTTGGATCGATTTATATTTAACTAGCAAAATCTTAGCAAGTAATGTACATCCTGCTAACGACCCGAATCTTTTTGAAAAATTAAAAGACAGAGAAATAATTACTCCCGAACCGTACAAACTAAACGCATACTTTACTCAACGATGCAATCTTGTCCAAGCATTTGATATGTTGATTAACTACGACGTTCCGCCCGAAACTATTCCAGAAACAAAAGAATACAATATCTTTATTGGTAAAAAAGACATTGTAACATCAAACGAACTAGTTAATGAAGCTAGGAATCATTTTAAAAAGCAACAAGTAGTAATATTTCAACCATTCGGATCTACAGCTAGAATACAAGGCGATGTTATAATTGACGAAAGTGGTAGATCATTTGAAGTTGACGATATTATAAAAATACTCGAAGAACTGAATAAAAATTACGCCGTTATAATGATGAGCGAGTTAAAAATTCCTACAAATAAAGCATTAGGAGTAATGGTTCCGGAGAGTGTTAGCCTATTACAATGGACCGGAATTGTTAATGCTGCTGATTATTTTTTAGGTTGCGACTCAGTTGGACAGCATATTGCACATGCTCTAAACAAACCAGGTACAGTGGTTATAGGCAGCACATTCCCAGAAAATATTTCGTATCCTAGTAGCAGTACACTTACGATACTAGATAATGGCAAAGACGAAAGACGATATTCTCCAATAAGAGTTGTAGTAGATATTAGAATTGATAGGCATAACGAAAATTTAATGAAACTTAATGACGAAACTATCAAGACACTTACTAAAGGAATTAAAACTACTTTAAGTAAAACTACCAGTACATATACTGAACCTAAACAACTTGCTGGTTGTTCTACTCCCGGTTGTTCTTAAAATAAATGCTACAAGGAAAAATAATGCAAAAAACAGGTTATATCGCAGGTATTGCTCGAGGACATAATGCAGGAGTTTGTCTTTTAAAAGATGGAGAAATTGTATTTGCTATCGAAGAAGAAAGATTAACTCGACAGAAGTATGACGGCGGCCCGTTTGCTAGCATTTTAAAAATACTTGACTATACTGATAAAATTGATTATTTGGTAATTTCACACACTGATGAATGTAATGCAAGAGTTGATTACACTGGTGAAAATATTTATTCTTCTCTAGCAAGAAAAGTTGGGCTGATTGATGATGTTAGTACACAAGTAGCTGAGTACCATGATCAACATCATAGAAATCATGCTGCATGTGCATTTTATAGATCTGGGTTTGATAAAGCAAGTGCTATTATTGTAGATGGTGCTGGCACTTTTATTAAACGTCACGATGGCGACACAATGTGGGAAGTAGAAAGTATATATGACGTATCATATCCTTCAGTGTTTACAGAAGTGTATAAACACTGTGCTGGAAACGGACCGTGGGCAACTGAGATTCACCATAACGGATGTGAAGTTGTAATTAGTGATAGAGCAGGCATTGTTAAAGCATACGAAGCCGTTACTAGATTTTGCGGGTGGCATTCAATCGAAGCAGGTAAAACTATGGGACTATTCCCATACGGTGAACCAAATAAAGCACCAAAGATTTATGAAAAAATTGGTGCAAATAAGAATTTAATCGTACCAACCTATCCCAATGGAGCATTGGTCAATGAAGAACTATACGACGAGCTAGATGATAGGCTACATAATCCAACAGTAATTCATAGAGCAGTAACAGACCCTACTGATCAACAACAGAGGCAGCGTTACGAACAACAAATGCTTGAAGCTAATGCAGAAGATGTAACGCTATTGTCCTCTAGAAGAAATATGGCGTACAATGTTCAAACTGAATCTCAGCAATTGGTGCTAGACTTAATTCTAAAATCAATTGAACGTACTGGCAATAAAAATATTGTTATTAGCGGAGGATATGCTTTAAATTGCGTAGCTAACTATTTCTATCTACAGCACTTACCAAAAGGCGTAAAGATATATGTTGAGCCAATATCAAGCGATGCTGGCACCGCAATGGGTGCAGCACTTTATCATTACTATAAAGTTACACAAGATAGGAAAATTAGAGCTAAAGACGAAGGACTATATCTTGGGCCAGTGCAGCGCATTACTGAAGATGCAGTGATAGAGACTGCAAGCAAATACGGCGGAAGCGTAACACTAGATGTTGATTACAAAGATATTATTAATACTATCCGATCAAAGAACATTGTAGCATTATTTCAAGAAAGATGTGAAAACGGACCGCGTGCATTAGGCAATCGATCACTGATGTTTGATCCAACATTTACAGATGGTAAAGATTTTGTTAATTTAATTAAGAAGCGAGAATACTTTAGACCATTTGCTGCATCTGTACTACAGGACGATGTGCATGATTGGTTCGATCTAAGAGGCATGGAAGATTCTCCTTCGATGATGTATGCTGTTAATTGTCAGCCGGGAATAGAAGAAAAGATTCCAGCAGTTATACACATCGATGGTACATGTAGAATTCAAACTGTAACTGAAGAGCAAAACTTTCATTGGTATAATTTAATTAAAGAATTTAAAAATCAAACAGGAGTTCCTGCATTGTTTAATACTAGTTTTAATTTAGGCGGTGAGCCATTAGTTGAAACTATTGACGATGCTATGCGTACTCTGTATAATTCCGGAATTAATTACATCTATTTCCCGGCAGTTAGAATGCTGGTAGAGATTGAGCATAATGCTAGAGCATGATTAAAAAAATAAATGAATGCGACATATTTGCAATCAATCCTAATTTTAAAGTATGTGTACATCAATTAGGCGATTCCAAATGCGTTATTGTTGATGACTTTTATGTTAATCCTGAAAAGATTAGAGAATTGACCCTTTCTATTCCTGCATCAAAAAGCATGATTAGAAATACTTACCCAGGATTATCAATCAGTCTTGGAATTAATCTAACAGGGTTAGCAGAAACATTTGTTAAATTAATCAATGAGAATTTTAATGATGGTCCTCGAAAGACTAGTAACGATATACGTGAAGCGTTTAATTTCATGCCATTTTTAGTAAATGTAATGCAAGGACAAGACCAGCCAACGCCTCATCGAGATAGTGCAAATCCTGGAAGATTTGCAGCATCGATATATTTAAATTACAACAACGAATCACGCGGCGGCACTGCGTTCTATTCTGAAAACGGGCAGGAACTAGGTTATGCAGAAATGATGTTTAATAGATTAGTATTATATAGACAGACTGATGTACATACAGCAGTAATGCAACCTGATTGGTTTGTTGGCGATTCTTATAGAATTAATCAAATGATGTTTATTTAAATACGGAATAAAATATGAACAACGAAAATGAAGCTAAAATTTATTCGTTATTTCCTACGCCTTTTTATACCTATAAAACAGAAAATAGGGAATATGCTGAGATACAAACCGAATTGCAAACTGTAGTTGATAAACTTTATTTAGAAGATCAATGGGGGCAAAATCCACATTGGAATTCTAACACCAATTGTCTGTCTAATAAAGGTAATTTTGGAGAGTCTATTTTACGAGTCGAAGAAATGAGGGCAGTTACGTCATGTATTATGCATAATTGTCTCAATTATATGAGAATGATGAATGTTAAACCTCTTTATAAGCCTGCAATTGAATCCTCATGGCTAACACTAACCAAACCCGGTCAGTATGTTCATCTTCATGATCACGGGACCAGTCATATTAGCGGAGTATATTGGTTCAAGACAAATGGTCAAGATGGTGATATAGTTTTTAAAAATGCGCTTAAAGCATTAAAATGTAATCCAATCGGAAGTTCATATGCTCATGAAAACGCATTCTCTCCGGATCAAGGCAGAATAAGTATGTGGCCAGGCTATTTAGATCATAGCGTTGATGAAAATAAAACTAATGAAGATCGTATTAGTTTATCTTTCAATATTTTATTAGAAACCGGAGCAACTAATTAATGTTATATATTTTCGGCGACAGTTTTAGTTTACCCAATGCTCATAAGGATGAAGTTATTGGGATTAACGGCCCGGTAACGTTCATGCCTTTAGAAAAGAATTGGACCGATATTGTTTTTGAAAGTTTTACTGGAGATAGCGATTATATAAATGACGCTGTAGCTGGCTGTGCCAATGAGTATATTTTCCATACCCTAAGAAGTCGTGAACCGTCATTTAAAAGTGGTGACTATGTTATAATACAACTTACTTCTTATTACAGAGAATGGTTCTTTGAAGATAACCCAGACATGGGAAACTTCCTAAATGCAAAATTTGTGCCCGGAATTCATGTTACAAAAGAACAAGCCGAAGCATTAGAAATGTATAAAAAATATTTATATTCCGATCACCGCCTTTTAATACACTATGATGCAATTCTTGATGCGATAACTTTTAGAACTAAACTATATGCACAGCAAGGTGTTCGATGTTTGATTCTACCAGGGTTTCACTCCGTTACAGGAGTAGAAGGCACTATGTTTAACACTTCAAGCTCTGAGTTTGACTACGATGAAACGGCTGCGATATATCGTGCAGCAACTGGCGACCTGCGTTTTAATCACTTTTCAGAAGTTAATCATAAAATTTTAGCAGACAAAGTAATTGACTTCTTTAACACTGGTAATACTGTAGATCTCACAAGTAATTTTAAAACTGGATTGTACACCAAAGACAATATCTAATGAAAATACAACTTGAAGGATACCCAATAAGCATTTCTCGATTGAATCCTGTAGATCTAAAAACGCTACAAGATCATTATCTTCCATTAATACTAAATGGAGAAGAAGATGAATACAAAGGCGATGAAAGTAGAATTTCTAAAAATGCATCTCAACGCTGGTGCGATGCTGAATTCTTTAAAAAATGGAATGATACAGTACTACCTGGACCTTACATTCAGTCCTACATAGATTCTTTTATGTTTCAATTTCCGTATAAAGTTGAAATAGATACATGGTATAATGTTCATAATCAATACGATCACCAACAATTGCATAATCATATAACAACTAATGTACCAGCATTTTCATGTATAGCGATATTAAAACAACCTAATTTGAATTCGGGCCAGCTTGTTTTTAGGACTCCTAATCTATCGAATCATTTGAAATATTTAGAATTGGATCCACTAGATCAATATCCGAATGTATATAAGCCACCAATGGAAGAGGGAATATTAATAATATTTCCATCATGCCTCGAACATTATGTATTCTATAATCAAACAACTGAATCGAGAGTTGTGTTTGCATCAAACATAGTAATAACAAGACAAGGTAACTTATATTAGTAGATCAAATAAGCATATTATTTTTTTAAAGTTTTCAACTCTTTACAAAGAACATCAAGTTTTTTCCGTAACTGAGTAATCCCCAATCTAGAGTCTCCTAGCGCCATAGGAATTTGATTACCGGAAAACATTTCTTGATGTTGATTATCAAGTTTTCTCACTTCGTTAACTAAACTTTTAAGTAATATCTCTGCTTGTGCTCGAATATCACTATTAGCTATAGCATCAATACTAGCTTGATACATTTTATATTCTTCTTGAAATCTTTCAGATTTAAGTATTTCTAACATTTTTCTAACTCCAATATAGTTTCAATTTTAGTTCTTATAACTGAATTATTTAATGTAATTTTTAATCCAGTATGTAATTGCTTAGGCAAATATTCTAGGTTACTCCAAGCAATAGTTGAGGCAGCAGTTGTTAAAAATTCTTCATCAACGAGACAAACATACGTACCATATTCAAATCCCCGGTCTTCTGATAGGTACAATTCAATAGGCAAAATACGTCCTTTAGAATACCTGTCTAATAATACATCAGCATCTTCTAGGAGCGATCGGCTACGAGGGAAGGTAGGAACTGTCCATTTAGATTCTTCTAATATAAGAAGTACCCTACCTGTTGTTTTTGCTAAGAATAGTAATCCGGCACGCTGTTGCATACCAATACTTATCGTTAGCAGTTAACTACCCTATAGTATAATGGTAACTACCCCAGTATTGGCACACAATTCTATGTTGTATTATGAATAAATATATTGATACGGGAATTATACATGTCAAACAAAGCACCTATACTAAACAGCGTAAGAATTATTCCTAGAGAATCTGACTTTCTAGACAGGAAAGTTGGGAGCAGGGGAGAAATTTTTTACGATAGAGATTCAAATACACTTAGATTATTTGATGGTGATCTGTCAGGCGGAATTTCGCTTGCTAAGGCTGATCTTTCTAATATAGATAATATAGGATTTAGAAAAAAATCTGTAGAATCTAGAGTGTCAACTGTTGTTTATACAGTAACTGTTACTGGACCACAGGAGGCCGACGCGGGAAACAAATACAATCTTAACAATATTTATCGTGCAAGTCCAACTCTTGTAGTAGGATACACTTATGTATTTGATCAAGGCGATGCTACTAATGTATACTTTCCAAATGCTACCAACTCTACTCCTAATCCTCATCCTTTGAATTTTTCCGATGACAATTTAAGTGGATCGTTGGGCGGCGGCACACGTTATTTGTCCAACGTAAGATATTTTCTTAATGGGCTTACTGTAACTGAGACTGTATATAATAGTTCAGCGTTCAACTCAGCCACCTCTAGACAAGTTTGGATAACAATAACCAACTCAACACCAGCGACTCTTTACTATTGGTGTTCTAACCATTTAGTTATGGGAAATGCCATATCAGTAGCAGATCCAGGATCAGGTGGAATTGCTAATATAACCCCAGGTAGTGGCATTTCTGTAGCAGTAGTTGATAATGTAACTACTGTGACTAATACAGGTGTATTAGATATTCAAGCCGCCGCAGGGATTGCAGTTTCTGAAACCGCAGGTGCATTTACGGTATCTAATACAGGAGTGTTAAGCATTACTGCAGGTACCGGAATCACACTAACTACTAATCAAGGAGTAGTTACTATAAATTCTTCTGCTGCCGCAGGCGACTTAATTTTCTCTACTAACACTATAGATTTGTCAACAGGCAGCAGTATATCCTTTTTAACCGATGTAAGTTTTTCAGCAGATGTGGAAATAGGCAGCGAAATCGTATTTGGGGACGGTAGTAGACAAAGCACAGCAACGTTAGTAGGGCCGCAAGGCGATGAAGGCCCTCCTGGTCCTACAGGTAGCGGCGCAGGCGATGTTAGCTCAGTAAATGGCGGCTATGCAGATAACAACCTTGTCCGGTACAACGGTGTATCCGGTACATCTATACAAACTAGTTTGGCTTCTATCAGCGATACTGGAATATTATCAGCAACATCATTCAGCGGTATAGGAACAAGTCTAACAGCATTAAATGCTAGTAACTTAGCAAGTGGTACTGTGCCAGATGCTAGATTCCCTGCTACGCTTCCAGTAGTAAGCGGAATAAACTTAACAGCATTAAATGCTAGCAACTTAGCAAGTGGTACTATGCCAGATGCTAGATTCCCTGCTACGCTTCCAGTAGTAAGCGGAATAAACTTAACAGCATTAAATGCTAGTAACTTAGCAAGTGGTACTGTGCCAGTTTTGAGGTTAGGCACTGCTGGAACTAGAGATACTACCACGTTCTTGAGAGGCGATAATACTTGGACAACCGTAGCTGGCGGTGGCGCACAATCAGATAGTTTTGCAACAATAGCAGTAGCAGGACAGACTAGTGTTGCAGCAGATTCAGCTACTGATACGTTAACACTAGTCGCTGGCACCGGTATCAGTATAACTACAGATGCAGGCACAGACACTGTGACTATTACTAACAGTTCTAGCTCTGCTAATGCTTTTGCAACTATTGCAGTTACCGGACAAAATGATGTAGTAGCAGATAGTGCTACTGATACGTTAACGATCTCCGCTGGTACAGGTATTAGCATAACTACAAATGAGAGTACAGACACAGTAACTATTACAAGTACAGTAGCCTCTGGAGCCACTGCATTTACAGGATTAAGCGATTCGGCCGGCGCAACTATAGATCAAATCTACTTACCAGCAATGACAATGTTGTTAGTAACAAATAACGGAGCATCGGCATATAGATTTGATCAATACGGATCTACTGATAACCCAACAGTATATGCAATTACAGGAATGACTATTGCTTTTAATTTAAATGTAAGCGGCCATCCTTTCCTAATACAAACACCAGGCGGTATAAATTATAATACTGGCCTAATTCATGTTAGTACTACAGGAACAGTAAGTACTGGAGCCTCAGCACAAGGAAAAGATTCCGGAACGTTGTATTGGAAAATACCCACAGATATTAGTGGCGGATACCGATATCAGTGTAGCGTACACGGCTCAATGGTAGGGCTGATTACTGTTAAAACTATCTCTACTCTTTAAACTTTAGAATTATTACCCGTTAACTATTCCCCAGTATCCTGGAGCGTACTCGCCTTCAAATGCTTTCATCCATTGAGTACCGTCCCAGCGATATTGGATACCTGTACGATAGTTTTGAATATAAGTTGGAACAGTAGCAGTAGCAGGATCCCAAACTTCAACCCAGTTAGTGCCGTTCCATTCAATAATACTGTTGGCTTTGATAACTGGGTCACTAAGGTCGAGATTCTTCCAGCCATCGGGTCCATCTGCATTTGCACTATTAGGATTGACATCGTCTAACATTAGATATCTAATCTCAGGTATATTTGCCTGTCCGTTAAATGTAGTAACAGGATTGAATCTATAAGGATCAATGATTGCATCTACATAAGTTTTGCCTGCAATAACAGTATTAGAAATTTGGTTAGGATCGTCTGCAAACGACACAGTTAGAATAGTTGGATCAGTAGGGTTAATATCAAATGTGCCTACCATGTCAAAGCCGCTAGCCTGCTTAAAGAAAATATGGTCTCCAGCTTTAAACCCACCGGTAGCTGATAACAAACTATTCCAATCAACTGGTTCACCTAACTTGAATGCTTTTTGATCTAACCCTTGTGCAATAACAGCAGCACCTGGATTGACTAGTGTAAGATCGTAAATATTATCACTGATATTACCAGTATTAGATTTAAACAATAGTACACGAAAGCGTAACGGATTAGTCTGGAAAGATCCCTTATCCCGATTAAATGCTAAATCTTCAAGATTAACAATATCACCGGCTTCTGTGAACACATTAGCAATAACTGATCTAACCACGCCTAACTTCTTGACCTTGGCTGGCGGAGATAACCATATAGGCATATCAAACTCAACAGAACAAATGTCAATGTCACTGTCAGTGCCTTGTGGTATTGTTCTAGAACTAAAATTAGTTGTCTTTATATTTAGAACGCTTAAACTAGTCCAATCAATATAGTTGTCCGTTGTTTGTAACTCAAGACTAGGATTAAACAATACCATAATCTGTTCAAATAATTGTAACTTTTGATCAGTGTTACTGGTCCAGATGTCTGCTTTCATAGACAGTGTGAACGGAGTAGGCATTAGCCGTTCGACGGTATAGTTGCCGCCTTGTGCATTTTGATAATCAATTGTACCGTCGATATCGTCATATCTACGTTCTCTAATATTAACCTTACTAACAAACGTAGCATCACTCATCCGACTCATATCCATGTCAACGCCACTGATATAACAGGCAATGCGAGGAACGGTAGACATTTTGTTTTCGCTGTTATCTTTAATAATACTAGCAACTTGCCTGGTCATATCTCCGTACAGCACCGGAACACTTAATTGATTGCCTTCTCCGTCTTGATACTTAAATCCTATAAACACACGCATGAATTGCGTTACATATCGTCTTATTTGTCCGTCATAAAAATAGTCGATGATTATACAGTAGCGTTAGCCACAGCCTCCTTAGTTAACCACACTCTTTTACCATCTATAACTTTCCAAGTTTTTCCAGTATAGTGCTGTGCTTTTAAATGTGCTTCTCGTTTTTTTTGTTTATTTTCTTCGGAACAGATTTTTCCTTTCATAGGCCCGCCATCTTTCCTTTTCCATCCGCTATCTCTTCCTTCTAATCTTCTCTGTAAATGAGCAGCTTTTTGAGCATCACTCATCCGTTGTTTACTCTCTTCAGAATGTAGCTTGTTGCCACCTGCTTGTCGAATATTAAACCCATTGTTAATAGAATCGTATTGATTCACATATTTTTCCTCTAACAAGTTTAATTCTTCCAAAGATTTCGCTTCTGCAATAACTTCAAATATAAATGATTCTGATCCGTATTTTTTTAAAGCATTGTGAAAGTGATATGTTCTTGGAGTATTCCTACTATCGGCAATATGTTCAAGCCGACGCCGATTTGGATTTTGTATAGTTTGCCCTATATACGCTCTTCCGCTTTCGGTATGTATAAATTTATAGATATACATTATACATCCGCCTGTGGTCTAAGCGCCTTGCTAAGGCTTTGTTTCTCTTCAACAGTATGCCCGTCGATGACTGCTGTATTTGTATTGTTAATAAATGTACCTTTCTGTGTTTGACGAACATCTTTACCTTCAAATGTATCGCCAACTCCAGTATCGCTAGCACCTAGATTGTTCATAGTCATACGCTGTATATCTTCCATCTTAACCCATCTTGTTCCGTTGAACCTAAACAGTCTGTTAGGCATGTAATCTTTTCTTAGGCAATACTGTCCGTCTACGCCTGACAGTGGAAATGCAATGCCAGCAGTAAACGGCGCACCGTTTGAAGGAATGCCATCTCCTGTTAGGTAACCTTGGTAGCCATTGCCCTTGGCAGTTTGTAACATTGTGCTGGCTGTTGGCCCAACATATATTGGGTCGTTGTTGGCATCAAACAACAAGTTGCCATCAGCATCAGTGGCCTGGGTTTGCAAGCTAGCATCAATAGTTTCATTGTCAACAGTTACGAGATCAGCATTTCCGTTTTCATCCAGTTGAACAGTCCAGAATTTAGTAGTATCGTATCCGCTCTTAGGAGCATCTGCTTCTGCTTGGTTAAGAACTGCTTGGGTAATCTGCATTTCTTTTTCATACGTAGACATAATGTCACGTAAGGTAGTGGTAGTATCGTTACCATCTCCGTCAGCGAGACCGTTGAGAATGTCTTTAAATTCTTGACTGTCTACTAGTGGTTTACATTTAGCACGATATAGGTGCGGATACCAAGTTACTGAATATCCTTCCGCTGCACGATTGACTTCCTCAACAACGTAAAAACGTTTTAGAGCAAACTGCAAATCGTTAAGTGCATACTCGTCTTTTAAGTGCGGTAGCTCAATTACATCGCCCGACATAATTTTACGTCCAAGTTTTTCGACAGTATCGTTAATATGAAACGTCATGAATACTGTGTCATTTTGTAGAAATAGACCAAACTGACTTAGGTTAAAGTCAATGTCTTGAATATTATAAACACCTCGCAGCCTATATATATCCGGATCATACTTACGATCTCTATTTTCTAAGAATAGTAAATCTTGTATTTGTAAAGGATTGTCTGTGGTATATGCAGGAGTTGTCGGAGTAACTTCACTGCTAGAACCAGGTCCTATATACTTGTGAACAAGTACATCGACTCCGCCGACTTGGAACATTTCCCAAACGGTTTTATCGATGAATTTAAAATCATTGCCCTTTTGGGCGCGGTAGAGGCTTAATCTTGGCATACTATATTTACCGTAACGATAAATACTTGTATGAGCCAAATAGATATTACCAAACAAAGCGTTTACGACTACTGTAAAGCCATGCTGGGTGACGGCATGATTGATATAGAGCTAGATCCTATCCATTACGAAACTGCGCTAACACGCAGTTTAGCAGTATTTCGACAACGTGCAGATAATGCTGTTGAAGAAAGTTACATCTTTTTGAATCTTGAAGAAGATCAAAACGAGTATATTTTGCCAAAAGAAATACAGGTTGTCCGACAGATTTATCGTAGAACTATTGGTTCGCGCACAGGCGGAGGAAGCGGCGGTACCGTATTTGAACCGTTTAACTTAGCCTACACAAATACCTATTTGTTATCATCAACAAACATGGGTGGGCTAGCAACATACGAACTGTTTGCAGGCTATCAAGAAATGGTTGGTAAGATGTTTGGATCTTTTATTAACTTTAATTGGAATCCACAAAACCGTAAACTAACAATTCATCAACGTCCTCGCACTCAAGAGTCAGTTATGTTGTTGGTTTATAACGTTAAACCTGATCACGCAATTATCGAAGATACGTATGCAGGACAATGGATTAAAGATTACACCCTTGCTAATTGCAAAATGATGCTTGGTCAAGCCCGTGAAAAGTTTGCCAGCATTGCAGGTCCGCAGGGCGGCACAGCGCTTAACGGGGCAGCAATGAAAGCTGAAGGACAATCTGATATGGATAGACTAAGTGAAGACCTTAAGACTGGTATTACTACACAAGGTTGGGGATGGGTGATCGGATAATGAAAGCTAATGAATTTATTTTTGAAGATGACGAAGAGTTATATACTGAAACTGCTAAAATGGTTTGGGGTGTTGGCAAGCACACTGCTCGTGGCGGCACAACTAAATTAAAATTCCGTTGTTCATCAGGACCAAGGAAGAGCCGACAAGTTAGTCATCCATCAAAATGCCACCAGCCTATGGATATGGCACAGGCCCAGAAGATGAAAACTACTAGAGCACGTACTGCTCCTCAAGCAGCTAGAAGAACTCAAAGAACTAAATCTATCAATACTGCAAGTGTATTAGCTAATAGATTGAACACTAACAAACCAAAACAACCAAAACCTTATAGATAGGTTGACCCTATATCATTATTATAGTATAATTGTCGTATAGGAGATAGTTATGATTATAGGTGTATGCGGGTTTATTGGCAGTGGTAAAGATACCGTTGCAGATTACTTACAAAACTTCCACGAATTTAGACGAGAGAGCTTTGCATCAACTCTTAAAGATGCAGTAGCAGCAGTATTTGGTTGGGACCGAACTATGCTAGAAGGTCGTACTAAGGAAGCTCGCGAATGGCGAGAACAAGTAGATCCGTGGTGGGCAAATCGCCTAGCAATGCCTACACTAACTCCTCGTTGGGTTCTCCAATATTGGGGTACAGAAGTATGCCGCAAAGCATTCCATGACGATATCTGGATCGCTAGCTTGGAAAACAAACTCCGTCTAAGTAAAGATAATGTAGTAATTAGTGATTGTAGATTTCCTAATGAAATTCAAAGTATTCGAAATGCAGGTGGTAAGATTGTCTGGGTACAGCGTGGAGAATTACCTGATTGGTACCAAGTGGCCCTCGATGCAAACACAGGCCGCAATTATGCAATTCAAGAACTAAAGATGCGTAAAATTCATGCTAGTGAAACAGCATGGGTGGGCACAAACTTTGACGCTGTTCTAGACAACAATCATACTATTGACGCATTGTACAAGCAGGCCGCTTCAATAATCAGCGATGAGGTCGCCCTGCTTCCAGGCAATTCCTTCTTTGCCTAGTACTTGAGCACAATTACAGCAAACAGTTTTTAAATTGTTAGGACGGCAGTTGTTTAAATTACCGTCTACGTGAAATACTCTAAACACTTCTTTATGCGGTGATCGAAACCCGCACTTATCGCATTGCAACTTTATCTGATACCCTGCTCTAACCCAGCGGGGTATTCCATGACCAATTCCGTTGGACATGCAGATTTCACAGAGACTTCGGTAGTATACTCTGTCATTTTTCTTGTAATTTACTGCTTTAGGGCGATATCCGCACTTGCAAAGTGGTCTCATAAAAATACTTAGCCTTTTCTGCCCCTTTTTCAGGGGTTATAACGGACTATTTTTCCTGCATTCAGGTAAATACTTTGAGTAAACTATTACCAGGAGAATAGGGAATATGGCACTACAATCACCAGGCGTACAAGTTACAGTTATCGACGAGAGTTTTTACACACCAGCAGAGCCTGGTACTACTCCTCTTATCGTAGTAGCTACAGCGCAAGACAAAACGAACGGATCAGGGACAGCGGTTGCCTCATCCACAACAAAAGCAAATGCCGGCAAGGCATTTAAACTAACTAGCCAACGCGATCTTACTGATCAGTTTGGAGTACCATTCTTTGAGAAGACTGCGTCTTCAAGTCCAGTACACGGCGGTGAAAGAAACGAATACGGTCTGCTAGCAGCTTACAGCTTGCTAGGAGTCAGCAACGCAGCATTTATTGTACGTGCTGATGTTGATCTATCAGAGTTAGAAGCCCAAGCAACTGCTCCGGGAGCGGCCCCGAATAACGGCAAATGGTGGGTTGATACGCAAGCAACTACTTGGGGCATCCAAGAGTGGAACAGTGCAGATGTTAGCACTACCGGTGGACAGAAGTTTGCAGCAAAAACTCCAATAGTACTAACAGACGACGACAGTTCTAAAATTGAATCAGGAGGTGTTCCAAAAGCATCTATTGGCTCTATTGGCGAATACTGTGTTGTATTTCAAACAGTACAAGGCAGCGGCGCAGGCAGCGAAGAAGCTAAAATTTATTACAAGAGTGCTGGACTACCAGTCGCTGGTGTTGCCGCAGGCGCATGGACGCTAGTTGGTTCTACAGAGTGGTCATTAAGCCACGCAACTGTAACTGGCTCTGTCTTTGGTACTCCTACAGCAGGCAACTTTACAATTAACGGAACAACTATTACATTGACCGGTGGCGAAACTGTTGCAGAAATAGTTGCACTTATTAATGGATTAACTATTGTTGATGCTGAAGAAGCAAGAGGCGTATTTGCTAGAGCAGTTGGCGGCCAAATTTATCTTTATACTTCCGGTACTAACGATCAACCAGCTACTGTTGATTCTAGTCTATCAACAACAATTACCATTGGTGCAGGTACTACTACACTATCCCTATTAGGTTTAGTTGCTGGAACATTTTATGCTCCAGGTCTACAGCAAACTCCACATACACAAGTTCCAACATGGAAGAGCAACGATGCAACGGCACGCCCAACAGGTTCAGTATGGTTAAAGACAACTGAACCAAACAATGGCGCACGTTGGAGAGTTAAGCAATGGAATTCAGCGACTGCTACTTGGGTAGCAAGCGAAGCTCCTATCTATGCTACTACAAATGCAGCATTGTATTACTTAGACCGCAGCGGCGGC